CGTAGGTTGGGTAGTATCTGATTTATTTATTGCGCGTATGGATAGAGGAGATGCTGACGCTGTAGAGAGATACCGTAGAGCACTCAAGGTAAAAGCATTAACAGGCAAGGGATACTTCTTCTTCGTAGATAAAGTAAACAGAGCTAACCCTTCTTCTTACAAGGTTCATTCATTAGATGTTAAAGCTAGTAACCTCTGCACTGAGATAATGCTTCACTCTAGTAAAGAAGAAACCTTTACCTGTGTACTCTCTAGCATGAATCTTAGTAAGTACGATGAATGGAAAGAGACAACGGCAGTCTTTGACTCTACTATATTCCTAGATTGTGTAGCCAGTGAGTTCATAGAACTAGCTAAAGATATACCCGCGTTATCCAAGGCTGTACGTGGTACTAGAAACGGAAGACCTCTAGGCTTAGGTGCCTTAGGCTTCCACACATTAATACAACAGAAGATGTTACCTTTGGATTCATTGGAAGCATCTAAGTTGAACAAGGAGATATTCCATCTACTTAATAAAGAAAGCAAAAGAGCGAGTAAGTTCTTGGCTAAAACACTTGGAGAGCCTGCGTACTGCGTGGGACTTGGACTTCGAAACACTCATCTTATTGCTGTTGCTCCTAACACTAGTAGTGCTTTGCTTTGTGGAGGTGTTTCTCAAGGCATAGAGCCAGTGGTTGCTAACGTGTATAATCAACCTACGGCAGCAGGAGAGATATACAGAGTTAACCCTGTGTTCCTAGAGTTAGCTAAGAAGCGTGTTGGATGGGATTCTAAGTTAGTCAAGAGTATCATTAATAACAATGGCTCAGTACAGCATCTAGAATGGTTAACCCCCTTAGAGAAAGAAGTATTCAAGACTGCTTACGAGATTGACCAGTTAGCATTAATACGACTAGCAGCACAACGACAGCCTGATATAGACCAAGGACAATCCCTTAACTTATTCTTTGATGCAGATGAGGATGAAAGAGTTATCTCTAGTGTACATAGAGCCGCGTTCAAGAATGAGAATATCAAGGCTTTGTATTACATGAGAACCAAGGCAGGCGTATCTGCTTCCAGTGGCGAATGTCTTGCTTGTGAGGGCTAAGTAATAACAATAGTACACCTTAGTTTACCTAGGGTGTACCAACATAGGAGATTAAGAGATGAGCAACCTAGTACCTTTGTTATATCGTATTTGCACAGAGGATAAGTTTTGCACTATATATCATGTAGTGTTGGGTGATAAGATAAAAGAAAGCTTTGTTGAAGATTTTGCATCTGCTAACGCTTTAGTAAACAAGCTGAATGGGGAGATTAAGACATGAAGTATTCACAGGTCAAAGAGTACATTGTTATTCCTATACTAAAACAAATGTCTATTCCATATTCGGAGGAGGCTGTAGAACTTCTTCTTATGACATGTGCCCATGAGAGTAACGGAGGGGAATACATAAAACAGATAGAAGGCCCAGCTTTAGGGATATATCAAATGGAACCTGCTACACATGATGATGTATGGAATAATTACTTGCAGTACAGACAAGAACTCTCCTTAGACGTGTACACAGCTCTCGGGAACACTAATGCTAATGCTGATTTGATGATAGGAAATATGTATTACGCTACAGCTATGGCTAGGATACATTACTGGAGAGTGAGCGAGGCACTCCCTAAGAGGTTCAATTACACAACAGAACGTAAATTCTTTGTAGCCCTTGCTCACTACTCCAAAACTTATTACAATACACACTTAGGGAAAGCAATCCCTGAGAAATACTTAACAGATTATTTAAGATGGAGGAATGCAGGATGAATATTGATATGTTATTTGGAAGACCACTTAATTACTGGCTGGAGTTAGATTTACAGGCTAAAGAAAACAATCAAGTTGATTTAATATTACAGAATGCTCAGTTGAGAGCTAAAGTCAGCATGTACGAAGAAAATCTTAATAAGATGATTGCCTTTAAAAACCGAGTGGAGATATGGAAATGAATAGAGATAAAGTAGAAACCATGATGGAAGAGTTAAAATGTGTAGCACCTAAAGTAACTAAAGAATTAATACAAACAAGAATAAAAGAAGTAGATTACCAGACTATAACAATAGCAGGGAAGAAGATGATGTTCTGTGGTATACAAATGAAAGGAGGCTTTGTTGTTGTAGGGAAACCTGCAGTCTGTATCTCCCCTAAGAACTGGAGAGATGAAATAGGTAAAGAGATTTCTTATTCTAATTCCTTTGATGAACTATGGCAATTAGAAGCGTACCATATGATGTATGGAGGAGTATAAGTAATGAAAGCGTTTAAAGTAATATCAGCAAAGACTTCTAGTGAGTTAGAACTAAAAGTAAATATGTATGACTTAGATAAACTAGGTAGTCTTACTATCTTGAATGGTCATTACTTCTTAGGTATCGTAGGTGCGCTTAAGACTATACATATAATCCCAGATACACCTTGGGTAGCCCAAGAGGAACCATGGGTAACTCCTAAGGAGGAAGAAGTTAAACCACAAGTAACAAGGAAGCCTAGAGGTAAACCTAAGCCTACTATTAAAAAAGCACCAGCACTATAACGCAAGAAGCCCCAAGGGAAACCTATGGGGCTTTCTTTTTTGCGTTGTGTTACTTTACTTTTGTAACACTCTTGTTTGCAAAGGGGTTCATAGCCCGGAACAAACGCATCAATCCAAATACTGATACAAATATACCTACTATAATAAACTCAAGCCACCAAGGTGTACTTGTGTAGCCCATCGCAGACCAGCCAGCCGCTAGTTTCTCAGGTACAAAGAAGTGAGCGCCTACTAACACGATAGTACATAAGATAAGTATCTCATCTGCTATCGTGTGTCGTTTCTCTAGTTGCGCCTGTTTATCATAATCTGAATCAGACACATCGCTTACTAATGCTCGCTGTGCTTTACCTTCTAACTCTGCAATCTTAAAGGCTACCTCCGCTTTAGCTAAGAGATGCGCTCCTTCTTCCTTGAGATACTTACGTTTCTCGGTGCCTTCAATGTATGCTGTAACAGGGGCACTTAGGAAACCTATAACTGTATCAATCCACATGTTACTTACCTTTGGGCACTTGGCCTACATTTAGAGCAAGTATATCTAAGAAGGGTTTTATTTTGTTAAAGATAGCATCGTCTTTCTTAGTAGGAGTAATAGCAACAATGGCACTAGCTACTGTTACTAAGGCAGTTAGAGTGTTAAGTATTAAAAATAAAGTATCTAAATTCATAATGTTTCCTTTTAAAGTGTTGGTTAGTTAATGAGAATACTTAAGTAAAGTGTGTTCTACTTTGTATCTAAACTTATCACATTCTTCTCTTATGTTTTTAGCAGTAGCCAAAAGACTAACTCTTGTGAGTAACTGCTGTATACCTATGGGCTTAGCTATATAATCCGCAACACGTAAGTGGACTGAGCTAAGAACATCAGCTTTGTTTTCAGAGGCAGTCATAAATACAACCTCACTCTGAGAAGTGCTAGGGTTTTGTCTTAGTTGTTCACATAGCTTCAATCCACTTAGGTGTGGCATGTTTATAGCTAATAAGATAATAGTGGGATTAAATTCAATAGCGGCTTGTAACGCTAGTTGACTATCAGAAACTATCTTGTATTCAATATCTGTGTGCGAGAGAGCCTCCCTAATAATAGCTAATTCAATCTCACTATCATCTACTACCAAAAGCTTTATCATTTGTTTCCCCTGTCAGTTATGTTTAAGCTTAAAGCGTTCAATTGACCATAGATTTTCTGTGTCATATCTAAGAAACTAGAATTGATAACTTTAAAGTCTTGTTTTAATTCACGTACCTCTTGTTCCAAGGTGATGATTCGTTGTTGCTGTACATCTACTACCTCTATTATTATTTCTTTTATCTTGTTCTCTGTAGGTATTTCTTTTACTTTATTATTCAAGGAGACTACCCACGCGATAGCCCCCACAATAACTCCTATAACAGAACCTACTAGCATAATGGCCTCTAACTCTTGCCCTTCCAGTACCATCCCATATTCCTCTTAAGTAACCCTAGTATCTTAATAACGATTATAACTACTCTCCATACACTCTATTAAACGCTCTTAGTAGAGGCCCAAAGACTTCTCCTAGTTCGTAACGGCTATCAATAGGGAGCATTTTACCTGTGCTATCTTTGTTTTTCTCAAGTTTACTTATGTATTTAAAAGCAGAAAGAGCTTCTTCTCTTGTCCAACCCGCGTTCTTAATCTCTTGCATACGACTAATAATTCTATCATCAGCAGTTTCTCCTTCTTTCAAAGGTTCTTTCTTCTTATTAATTACACTTTGTTTCTTTAACATAGTAGAAAAACTTACATCATCTGGTGTTGCTTCCCCTTCTACTTCATCCTCTTCGGCAGGAGGAGAACTTCTTTGTAACTCCTCTAAAGGAACAATGTTCTGCTGCCCCAACAACATGTTCGTTATATTTTCATCTACTGACATTTTCGTAGGAGGTGCAAATCTTTCTTCTTGTTCAATAGTATCATCTACCTGAGATTCCCTATCTTCCCTAGCCATTTGTTCTAAGAAAGCAGCATCTTCTTCTTTACTAGGTTGCTCAGAAACATCTTTCAACTCCGCTGATACCTCTGGTTTTACTGTAGTAGTTGCTTTGAATAAAAACTTCTCTTCAGAATTAGCTTGTTCTTCTAGTATAGCTTGGGCTTTCTCTTCTTCTCCTTCTTCTTTAAACTCTAAGTATCTTAAGTAGGAGTCTAAAGCATTAGTTCGTAGGCTGTTACCCGCATACATGTAGATAGAAATAGTCCTGAGTTTTCCCCTTGGACTCATATTTGATGCTTCTATTAACTCTAGTTTACCTAGGAAAGTAGGGTCAACCAAAGAATGAGCTATTATCTCTTTAGGTATCTTACTAGATAAAACATTCATTCCTTTTATAGATTGTATAGCAATACGTGTAGCGGAGTTAACTACAGCATACTCCATACTTATTATATTCTTGTGGGCTAGAGTTATGTTGGAGAAAACCATAGGTAGGAAACCAAGTGCCTTATTAACTACCCCTTTCATACCAGTGGCTTCTTTACTATCTGCAGGTATCTTCTTCTTGCCTACTCTAGATTTTAAATCACTAACTTTATTTGATACAGATATTAACCCTTCTATATTATTTATTAACTCAGGACCCCCGGGTAACATAGATATACCTTCTTTCAATATATTTAGTTTAGAAGCAGTACCTTCTACGTTAACCTCTCCTTTACTATTCATACTTATGATATCTTTACTAGCTATCTTAAGAAGCACAGGTGCCATTAGACCTAAGGAACCTTGGGAAGCAGCCTCTGCTATAGATAATGTAGTATCATTAAGATTAGTAAGCATAGACAAAGCAGCGGCACCATCATCATTGGTAAGATTATATAAACTCTTATTGAATCCCTTCTTGTATCCTTCCTGAGATTCCATTAAGCCATTAACGATACTCATGATATCATTGTTATCTGTGGTCTTAACGAGTAAGTCTATTTTACTTTTTAACTTGCTGTCTTTCATATTCTTATAAGCTAGAGAAAAAAACTTATTATCCATTAAAGTAGCCACAACAGTAGACACATGTTTAACGGGGTCTTTATCCGTACCTACCATGTTTGCTATGTCACTAAAAGCATTCTCTACATACAGATGAACTACTGCATCATTTATAGTCTTACCTTCCTTCTCAAGTATCCTATTTAAATCCTTATCAGAATCCATAAGTTTACCTAGGTTGTTCCTTACTACTATATCATTAAATCCATTCAATATATTATTAGGTGACGCACCAATAGTTTCTTTAAACTGTGAAACCATTTCGGGAGTAGACTCTACTTCCCCTAGTAAACGAGAGATGAAATTGGTGTAGGTACCATCCTTTTCTTTCTTAGTACCTTTACCTAACACACTATTCTTATCACTTCTTGCAGGTAGTATATCATTCTTAAATAAAGAATCTATCTGAGTCTTGAGAGTTTTCTTAGTTGTACCTCCTTCGCTAATTTTACTTAAGACCATATCTACATCTGCGTTTAACTCTGATATTATATTAGTCAAGGACATAAACCCTGCATAATCACCAGCGGCTTTTAAATCCGACGCTCTCTTACTAAGCTTTGTTAACATTGACTGAGTTTGCTTATAAGGTAACTGTATCTTAGTAAGGTCAATCATAGGCAATACTTTATTAAACATAGTTAAACCTGCTTGTACAGTACTCTCATTCTTACTAAGTCTTACTGATTCTAATAGGGTATGAAAGATAGCCGCCTTAACCTTTGCGTTATCGTCTCTTGCATTCTTGTTCAAATCAATATCAAGGGCTACTTGCTTTTCCCCAAAGCGAATAGAGTTAAGACCGCCCTCATTAGTTATATCTGCCAATCCTCTCATGTCAATAGGAATCAAAGGTATATCTAAATCAAGTACTCCTTTAGGTGACTTTAAGTTAAACGCCTCTATAGTTACTACACCTGTCTTCGAGTCTGTAACATTCCTAACTGTAAAAGAAGGTAAAGTCTTCTTACTATTCTTACTATTCTTATTAGGCTTAGTAGGAGTAGCATTAGGGTCCACAGGGAACATGGTTCTGAATTGTTCCTGAGTTATATAAATAGTACTGCCTTTTATACTGTTAACATCAAAGTACTTAGGCAGCGGTGAATCAGGTAACGTATTAAATATATCGGGAACAGCAATATTATTTCCTGTTACAGAAGATTGTAGGTAAGTAAATAAGTTGTCCTTGTATTCTCTTGAAAGTATGTTACCTCCCTCTGATTTGGAAGTTAACTGAGTAACAACCGCATTCATCTTAGAAAGAACTTGAGGTATCTTTATAGAATTATTAGGGTCTACTTGGTTATACATAGTAGTTAAGTTATCTTTTATTCCTGTCATTACCGACTGAACACCTTCTCTAATAGAATTTAAAGAGGAGTTAGTAGTAGCTCCTGTAGGATTCATAGAGTTAAGTTGGATATAAGCAGATAGTTGATTCTGAGCTTGAGTAAGTAAGTCTCTTTGCTGTACGTCTATATCAGAAGATACCTTTATAGCGAGGGCCGCATAAGTACTTCTGTCTGTATCATTCAAGTCTTCTGATTTAAGTTTCTCATCTATAAAAGAAAGGTATCTTTCTCTTGTCTTTAGAACTTCTTCAGGGGTAATAGTAGCTTGTATATTTTGAAACTCAGAGTTATAGTTACCTTCATAAAAATCTAGTATATGAGTCTTAAACTCAGGGACACCTAAAGCGGCTGCAAATTCCTCTGCTTTAGTTATAGCCTTAACATACTCCGTATCTTTACTTAAGAAACCACTAACATTAGAAAGTAGATGAGCTGACCTACTATATTTATCATTAGTAGCAAAAGTAAGTAGGGTATCAATGGCTCTAGTTTTTTCTGAAGCATCCATATCCTCTTGTGCCAATATATCTAAAGCCCAGTCCTCTTGTCCATAGGTATCATTGTTCTCTTTGAACCATTCGTTTAAGGCTTCATTCCTTGTCATTTCAGGATTTCTTTCCATAGTTCTTTCTATGTACTTTATTTTACGAGTTTCCCTAGTTAGATTAATGGTATTTCTATGTATGAACTTACCTGCACTCGCAACTACACTAATGCTACTTATCTTATTAACTACAGTACCTGCAACTTCTAATGCTTTAGGAACAGCAACTGATATTCCTACATCTCCTAGTACATTAGCAAGTGCCTTCCCTTCTTTAGTTTCTATTCCTAGAATCTCTATTGCTTTAGGTAATAGCACAATTGAAGTCGCACCAGAGGCAGCTAGTTTTGTTGTATCTTTAGCTTGCTTTATAGAAGTAGCTTTTTTGGTTAACTGGAAAGGACTACTTACTTCTCTACCTAGAAACTTAGATGCTTCTTTAGTAGATAAAGTAACACCTCCTTTAACTAGGTTTCTTAGTAAGCTTGCCCCCCCTAAAACTAAAGTCTCACTTATAAAGTTCTTTAAAGCTACATCCCTTTTATAATCTTCAGTTAAGGTAACACCAAAGTTATCTAAAGCAGTCTGAGTTATCTTTTGCTCGAACTCTGCATCTACAGTAGTTCCATCTACAACAGGGTCTACTACGTTATCATAATATAAACCAGCTACAGCATAAAAAGGAGAAGCTAAAGTAGAGAGGATAGCAGACTCAGCTAAAGTATCTTCCAACTCCCTATTCCATTGAACTATCCGTGCTAACGATTCATTCTCGGATTCGTCTACATACTGCTTACCTATTCGCCCTGCTATACCGGGGATAGAAGCTAGGTATTGAGGCAACGTAACCACACCTAATCCTATTTTAGTTACTTGGTTCTGAAGTGAATCATACTCTTCTCTCGCTCTCTCTAAAGAAGTTTCTTTATTAACAAGATAATTCATCTTTTCTTCTGGATTCAAAGCAGCATAAAAAGCTTCATCAGGAGACACTACCTTTTGTAATACAGGTGACATCCCTTCTTCATCTTCTTGTTCTGTTAGATAAGTAAGTTGCTTAGTTAATCCCTCAACTTCTTTAGTTCTTTGCTTATTTCTACTCTGTGAATTATTACCACTAAAGTACCTCTCGATAGTAGCGGCATCTATATCTTCGTATTCTTGTTCTTCTTCTAATTCCTGTGGTGTTACCCTTCCATTTGCAGCATAATCTATATTGTCTACAGCATTTAGTGGTTCCGCATCTTCCTCTTCTACTTCGCGAGGGAACATATTAGTTTCTGAAGTATCTTCTATCTCTTTGCCCATAGGCTCTGGAGTATTAAGAGTGGCCTGTTCTAAAGTACTCACTGGTGTAGGAGAGGTTGCTTCTTCTTCTACAGGAGCATTACCTGAGTTAACTAAGGGTACTTGGGGTACTTGAGGTACTTGGGGTACTTGGGGTACTTGGGGTACTTGGAGTTCAGCGGGGGTAGGAGAAGCAACGCTAGCTATATTTAAAAGCTCGTCTTCGTCTTCCTCCTGAATACCAGTCATATTTAAAGTTGGAGATTGCATCAATTATTATTCCTTAGTTTATAACGGTACCATCGAGTAGAACCTTTTTTGTATAGGTAGAACGAAGAATATCTAATCTTCTAAGACTATTATTAGTTCCCTTAGGGAATTGTCCTTTATCATTCATCTTTAAGTCAATAACATTAATAGCACCTCCTTGTGTATTAGTCATAAAGTATCTAACAGGGTCCCCGTTCTTTTTGTACCCTGACTTTATTACTAATGTAGAACCCTCTGGAGATATAAATCTTTCCTCCGCAGGGAACACCTGACTAAACCCTTTTACTTTCATTTCTTCTTGGTAGAAGTTACCGTTACTCTGTGCATAAATAGATGCATTATGTAAATCGTTTAAGTGCCTAAAAGATTCACTAATGAAGCCTTTTCTAAACTGTGAAACCCTAGCTAAGAATTCATTAGCAGAACCTGTGCCACCAAGGTCTGCAATCATATTCTCTGCAGCAGCAACTGATATTTTGTTCTCTCCCTGAGTGTAAGCGCGTAAAGCCATACGAACAAAACGATGCCTTTCTGATTCAAAAGCACCAACAGAAGATTGTTGTAAATCTTTTCTTGCTCTGGTTACAAAGGCTTTTGCTTCAGGATTTCTTTTTTCTAGTGCAGCAAGTTCTGTCATTGTAGCTTCCCTCCCTAGTTCCTCAGTACGTGCTCGTACATCTCTTACCATAGTAGGGCCTCCTTCCGCGACTAGTCCTCTTATCACCCCATCTCTTATGCCATCTAAAGCTACTGTATCACCTCTTAATTTATCTAAGGCAGTCCCTAGGTCTGTGTTTAAAGCATTGTTTCTCGCTTCTGTATCTTTTAAATCATCAAAGACGTTAAAAAAGTTACCTAATGCTGCAGTAACTGTATTATAAGCACCACTACCACCAAAAGCAGAGCTAACAAAAACTTGGTTTAAGGCGTAGGAAGATTCTATTGCGCCTGTAACAACACTGAGAGCTTTTACAGAACTCTCTTTACTGCTTTTAGCACCTGCATAAGGGTCTACAGCCTTTGTTTCTACTTGACTTACATTAGATAACTCAACAAACTGACCATCCGTAAATTTCTCATATTGTTGTACGGTGTTTCCAAAAGAATCAGTAGTTGTGTTAACGTAAACCCCCGCTGCTTCAATGGCACCTCCGTCTGTATCATAGAGAGGAAAGTCTACAAGAACTCTTTCTTTTTTGTTAATATCCCTACGAATACCTTGTAGCGGTGTAACTTCATTAAGTTCGTCTTCTGAGAAACCCTGAGAAACATTAGGTAAAGCATTGAAATTAGTAGGTGTAGTATCTTCAAATTTCATTTGATTGTTTATCTCTGAGACACTCTCTTCAGCCCCAAAGAAACTATTGGTACTTTTAGGTTTACTCTTATCTCTAAAGGTGTTAATAAAAGAACTACCCGTTTCCTTAACGCCTCCCATAATAAGATTCTCAAAGTTAGTAGCAACACCTCTACCTGCATTCTTCTGCTTCTCTCGAATACCACTTAAGGTTTCATTTAAATTATTATCAATAGTAGCCTTATCGTTGTATTGCCTCTTAAATCCTTTAGGTTTTCCACTTATATAATTATCTACATCAACTTGACTAAATTCCTTTTTCTTCCCACTTATAGCCCATTCTGCTTTAGCTTGTTGTCGTTGATAGGCTTCTCTATAAAGATTTGTTTTAGGGTCAATAGCCCCTGATTCTAATAGTTCCTCATACTCCTCTTGTTCTTTTCTCATTTTCCCTATGTTATATGAGTACTCACTATTAGCTCTTTGCTCATCTGCAAGAGCAGTATTATCCGCTAACGATTGAACTCTCTCTTTTAATCGGTCATGCCTTCTATTATTATTATTTAAGAAACCAGTAGCTACACCTTTAAGAAACGACATTTACTTCTCCTGTCTTATAGGTTGACCTTGAGGAACCATAGGTTGACCTTGAGGAACCATAGGTTGGCCCTCTGGCATCATAGGTTGACCTTGAGGAACCATAGGTTGGCCCTCTGGCATCATAGGTTGACCTTGAGGAACCATAGGTTGGCCCTCTGGCATCATAGGTTGACCTTGTGTTTTCATTGGTTGGCTTTCACTTTCCACTGAACCTACAGCTTTTTTTGCTCTTGCTAATAAACTCCTAGGTGCATTAGAGGGAGCCTGTACATCATCTACAGTTAACTTCCCCTTCTCTTCTATATCTTGCTCCTCGTACTTCGCCATTAGGTCTCTGCTAGCTTGCTTATACATCTTAGTTTTAGAATCAGTTTCTTCATCGTCAGCCATATCATCTTCAGGATACAGAACAGGGTCGATGTCAGCATAAGTAGCTAAAGCAATCATAGTGTAGATAGTAGGTTCAATAGCTAACATAAGTAAATCAGCACTAATCTCACCTTTACTAAAAGAGTTCATTAAGTACTTCTCAGTTATATACTCTATAGGTATTCCCTTTCTTAAGGAATCCAAGAGTAAAGGGAGTTTCTCTGGAGTAGTCATTGTTAAAAAGCTCTCCTCCAGGAACTCCTGTAAGTCTGTGTACTCTGCAGGTCTCTCATAAGGAGCAGGATTATCAGGGTTTTGCGTAAGAGACTGCCCTGGTATAGGAGCTGTTTCCATAACCTGCCCTAACTCCTTTGCTTCAGGACTACTCTCAGGTAACCTAGGACGTTTATAAGGAGTGGTACCTTCGTCACCTGCATATTTCTTTAGTTCTGCCATTATACTCATACACTTAATCCTAATAATCTAGTGGAGTTCATTACACCCTCCTGTAAGCCAGCTATAGGGTTTAGTAACGAGTAGCCAGAGCCACCTACACCTCTACGTTGATTTAATGCACCTGTATTAATATTAGAAGGAGCATCTGGTGTTGCTACCCTACGTGTTCTTACAGGTTCTCCTGTACCCGCGCCGCCACCAAGGAAAGACTTAGCTGTTCTTGCATTAGATATAGCTTTACTAATATTAGGCTTACCTGAGTTATAAGTAGGATTCTTTATAGCGTTTACGCCTTCTTTACCATATTTCATGAAAGCATCTTGGTCTGATAAGGTAGAAGGAATGCTATCCATACCATACAAAGCTTGACTTGCTTGTTGCTCTACTGTTGCTAAAGGCGTATTTAAATTAGAAAACTGTGGTCCTGTGTTAGACAGCCCGTTACCTAAGTTACTACCTACGTTACCTACGTTTGTAGTAAGAGAAGGATCTAAAGGCATTCCTGTTACAGGAGATAAAGGTCCTCCAGTAATAGCAGTAGGGTCTAATCCCATATCTATTGCTTCAAAAGAACCACCCGGGGTTGCTCCCATTACTTGAGAAGGGTCTGCTAACAAAGTACCAGCACTTTGAGCCGCAGTAGCAGCAGCAGCATTAACACTCGCCATACCCGCTTCACCAGATAAAGCACTCATCATATTATTACCGAAGGAACTGGCAGCAGCACTAAAGTTACCTGATGCTAAGTTACTTGCTCCTTGAGATACAGCATTACCTAAAGCACCTATAGTACCAGCAGCGAAATTACCAGCAGCAAAAACACCTGAACCTACGTTACCTAATGTAGACACTAGAAGATTTCCACTAGCAGCCATACCAGCAGCCCCTGCCCCAAAACCCGACCATAAAGCACCCAAAGCTGGCCCCACGATAGGGGCTAACACAAAGGAAAGAGCCATCATACCTATAGGGCCAAGCTTACCTGCTAGCTTACCAAACCCCGCCATTACTTTAGTTCCTAAGCGTCCTCCTTCTTTCCATAGTTTTTGACCACCGGGAATAGAAGTAATTACACCTTTAGCTACCTTCTTTATCCCTTTCGCCACTCCTTTAACAGCTCCTTTAACGCCTTTCCACGCTTTACTTAACCATCCCATATTATTATCCTCCTACAAATTCGTTTACTTTCAAAATACCATCTAGGATATTACCTAAGGTATCACCTGCTACATTACCTAATGCAGTATCATTTGCTAGGACTGCAGCATCTAACATTGATTTACGATTCTTATCATTCTCACTCATGGTGAAGTTGTTGTTAGCTTCATCACGCATCTCTTGCCATAACAAGGCAGTACCATTAGTCTTAAGGTTAAAAGCAGATAGAACGTTAGCAGCATTGACAGCGTTTTGACCCGCTGTTTCCGCTGTATTAATATTGCGTCTCCATGTAACATTAGATTGCTCTATTATGGAAGCGTTCTTAGCGTTAAAAGCAGCCCTCTCATTTTCAGCAGCAACATTAAAACGGACCATTGCATTAGCTTCTTGAGAGTTACGCGCATTAATCATGTTCCTCTCAGATACTCTTGCTCGCTCCATTGCATTAACTTCTGCTACATTCTGTAAGGATACTTTATTTAACTCTAGAGCACGTAATGCATCTCTCTTGTTTTCTTCTGAACTGTTAGCAGAGTTTATTATGTTCTCTTGATTAGCAACAAACTCCTGTCTTTGGTTACTCGCTTGTGAATTAAGAACTGAGATTCTATTTTGCTCACTAGCAGTAAACTCACCACGTCTATTACTTGCTTCTATGTTAGCTAAGTTTATAGAGTTCTCTTGTGTATTGTTATATTCGCCTCTTCTGTTGTTCTCGGTTATATTCTGAGATTCCATTCGGTTTAATTCAGAAGCACTAAACTCACCACGTCTATTAGTGGCTGCTGCATTAGCTAAGTTTATAGAGTTCTCTTGATTACTATTGAACTCTCCTCGCCTATTACTCTCAGTTATATTCTGAGATTCCATTCGGTTTAATTCAGAAGCAGTAAATTCACCTCGTCGGTTCATCGCTTCGGTATTAGCTAAGTTTATGGAGTTCTCTTGAGTAGTATTAAACTCACCACGTCTATTACTTTCAGTAACATTCTGAGCTTCCATTTGGTTTAACTCAGAGGAACTAAATTCTCCTCTTCTGTTTATTGCCGCTGTATTAGCTAAGTTTATGGAGTTCGCTTGATTACTATTGAACTCTCCTCGTCTATTACTTTCAGTAACATTCTGAGCTTCCATTCGATTTAACTCAGAAGCATTGAACTCTCTTTGTCTATTTATTGCTGCTGTATTAGATAAACCTACAGTGTTCTGCTGATTAATATTAAATTCATCACGTTGATTCTGAGCAGCTAGATTCTGAGAAGTCATACGATTCTCTTCCCCTACGGAGAACTCAGTGCGTCTGTTAGTAGCCGCTGTATTAGCTAATCCAATAGTATTCTGCTGATTAATATTAAATTCAGCGCGTTGGTTTCTAGCCGCTACATTCTGTGCTTCCATTCTATTTCTTTCTTGGGCAGCAAACTCATTTCTTGTATTAATAGACTGAGCGTTAAACTGTGATATAGCATCCCTACGAGAAGCATTACTCATGTCAACCTGAGCTGATAAGTTAGACATGAATTGATTCTTCTGGTTTATAGAAGTAGCATTAAACTGTCTACCCGCGTAATCTTGAGCAACATCAGATAACATAACCTGTACTCTAGTTTGGTATGTTGTCTTTCTACTATCTTGCTTAAGAGTAGCATTCTGTTGAGCCATAGGCATTGCACTTTGTATAATAGCATTGAATAGAGAATCCCTTCCAACACTAGAGGCGCTGATACCTCTTCCAGCTAACATTTGTTCTACCTTAGTTACAGCGGGTCTTGCCCACATGGGTACGTTACCTTTGTCCATACCCTCTAATAAATCATTCATCTCGTCTGTCATAGAGGCAGCATTGAAAGGGTCAATTTTCTCTAGTTCATCAAGACCTTTCGATACTGATTCCATATCAATAAGAGATGCTTCAAAGTCTTTAACAAGAACATCACTAGCTGCCTTAGCTAACTCAATAGCTTCTATAGGAGTAACCTTTCCTTGTGCAGCTTCTTCCGCTATCTTAGCAAGGGTTTGTGCTGCTAGACCTGCAGCTTTCGTTGTCCCTTGCGCAGCATCCCCTGCTAAAGAAGCTATTGTCTGGGAAGCTTCTCTTAGTTGTTTAGCTTCTCCTCTTGCTATATCTCCCGCTAGTTGCGCTTGGGTAGTACTAGCGTTTCCTAGCGAATCAGCAGTACCTTGAGCTGCAGTACCCGCTAGTTGCGCTTGGGTAGTACTAGCGTTTCCTAGCGAATCAGCAGTACCTTGAGCTGCAGTACCCGCTAGTTGCGCTTGGGTAGTACTAGCGTTTCCTAGAGCATCAGTAGTACCTTGAGCTGCAGTGCCTGCTGTAGCGGCATTAGCTTGAGCTGCCTTTCCTATATTTAGCGCATTAGCTTGAGCTGCAGAGACTACGCTAGCTGCTTTTGTATTTGTTGTTTCCCCTAGAGGAGCAGCGTTACTTATCTCCGCTTCTCTTGTTTTAGTATTAGAAGCGTCCTTAGCACTCCCTTGCTGTGTTTGACCAAGAAAACCAACAGTAGGGTCAATATCCCCAGCTTCTATTTCTTCCTTACTCATACTCTGGTATTCTTGCTTTAACTTGTTATCCTCTAGGTACTGCCCAGGGCTATTCATTGACTCATCAACAAGTCTTCTAGCTTCAGCTTCTCTAGTTTCAGCAGCAGTAGGACCTAAGGGAGTCGGAGGTACTAAAGTACTAGGTTCTAAATCCGCTTCAGGTTCTCTTGAGACATCCTCTGTACCTGTGCTTACCCTTAATCTTCTTTTGTAATCATTCCCCATGTTCCCTTTAGTATTATAAATAGGAGGTTCATCGAGAACCTCAAGAGGCTGTCTATTAGGGTTACTGGAACTATTGTTAGGAGTAGCCCCTGTTGAAGCATAGAATCTATCGCTATCTCTATTTGTATTAGTTACGGGTTCTCTTCCGTTGTAATTACTTACAGGCTGCTGTATAATTCCTCCTTCTATAGTGTCCTTGGTATTTTTAAGGATTGTCCCTGTTTCTGAAAGGTTAAAAGGAACCTGTGGCTCTCCAAATCTTTTAGGCTTGTACATTAGGTTTCACTCTCCTTACCATCTTTCATAATTTCTGCTATACGTTCTTTACTAGGAAGAATTTCTAAGTACAGAAGGTATTGTAAGCTTTGGTATACGTCTGGATTATCAATGTCAATGTAAGAAGAAAGTTCTAAATCCTTTTGCATATCAATTACAATATCATCATTACTACTATAAATATCTACACGCTCAGGAGGTGTGAATCTCATGCGGTATGCACGAGGTGTTATCTTTCGTATTCTTGCTTTTGGTGTTACTATTAATGACATTATTTAATCCTTAGGTATATTGGAAGATTTGTATCTGTTTCTAGTTTAGCATTAAATAAACCTACCGCTTCAAAATCACCCATATACTCAGATACTTGATCCTTTGTACCTGTAACAATAAATAAATTACTACCATTAAAAACTATACCCTGACTTGAAGTGTCTTCACTAGAATTAGAAAAGCTCTCCCCTGTGTAAACACCTTCTTTTGTGAATTTGAAAGTCTGATTACCACCTAAAATATAGAAATTAAAGACATCCCAAGTAATACCTGAAGGTGATCTAGTCCTTTCTGCAACACTAAAACTAAACCCTGTGTAGACCCCAGTTGCTGTATATTTATGTACAGAAGCTGAGCCGCTCCCTGCAATATAGAAATGAGTTCCGTCCCAAGTTATACCTGAAGGTACTGTTTCTTCATTTCTGACACTAAAACTAAACCCTGTGTAGACCCCAGTTGCTGTATACTCAAATACAGAATCTGACGCAACACCCACAACATAGAAATTATTATCTTTATAAAGAAGACCCCTAGGAGTAGCCACCTCAGCGGAAGTATTAAACTCAAAACCCGTAGGGACCCCTTGCGCTGTAAACTGAATTACTTTCTCGCCAGTATCTTCTAGTATATAGAAATGTGTACCATCCCAAGCAATGTCTTGAGGGGAAACTGATTCAGGACTAGTACTAAAAGTAAAGCCTGTGTGTACCCCAGCACCTCCTCTAACCCCTTTAGCATCTGGGTACTCTGTTAAATCCGTACTAACCACTCCACTTCGAAGATAAATTTCACCATTCAAATCAACAAGACCGTCTGTGTCATCCACTTGTAGTGTGCGTATGTCACCTATTACAGAACCACCTCCCCCACTTCCTTCTACTTCTGATAATGGAAAGTTAGCCATTATATAATCTCCAATACTGTTGTGGAGATAGCTTCTAATACAACTATTTCTCCTGAAACTAATGTAATCCCGTTACCTGATGTTAACGTAAGTTTATCACCTACGATACTAAAGTTAGGGTTGTTAATTGTTACTGTCTTTTCTGTAGCGGAAGAGAAGGTTCTTATGGTAAATCTTCTTCCTTTAACTAATTCAGTGGGTAGAGTTAGATTACCATTTCCCTCGAAGACCACATCCGCAGCAACCGCTGTATTAGCTATAACGAAAGTACCACCTTCTACTACATATGTAGGTACTCCTAAAGCCATAGCAGCCGCTTGTGCATCAGTAGCTGATTGTTGTGCTTCATCTGCACTAGCACTAGCGGCCTGTGCGGAAGCTGTGGCTGTACCTACATCGGTTTCTAAACCATCTAGAAAGGTTTTCATGTTTTCTGTGTTGTGAGTGAAGTTAGTACTATCTAGAGTAGGTGCTGCGTTTAAATCACTATAGTTACCTGTGGTTGCAATAGCTACTAAAGCAGGTTTATTTAAAAGGTCGCTATACTCTCCTGTGTTACCTATGGTAGCTATACCTGTTAAAGAAGAGAAATCAATAGTAGCACTAAAGTCTACTTCACTTGATGTTGCATTCCAACGAAAGAAACCATTGTTAACTGGGGTGTTTACATTGGTTAACTCTTGTATCTTTACATTCAAGTTAGTAAAAGAGAAACCTAATGTTTCTGACATTTCACCTACAGTTACTCCATCAATCTTAAACTTAATCTTATGGTTAGCAGTATCTATAGTATCAATGGATACACTGGTTGTATTAGTTAGATTAGCAATAAGAGGAACTAAAGCACCCTTACCTACATCTCCATTATGTAAGTGACCTACTGTATTACTAAAGGCTGTGGTTAACTGGTCAAACTCAGCATTAACTAAGTTTGCATCAGCAACATCCCCATTGGAAAAACTACTCTGTCTTGTATATGAATTGGTAGTCATTAGACTTTACCTCCTCCTGTTAAATCTATTTGTAAACTCTGGATATCAAAGGGGAAATCATCTATCTCTCCTAATGATTTCATTCGGAAACTAACTACGAAGGCTGACCCCTCTGTGAAAACATCTCTATTTGGTATATCCGCAGAACCCCATTTAATTAAAGTATCTCCCCATAGTGTTCGTGGGTCTCCCCAAATAAACGGAAGTGTCAAAGGTAACAAAGGATACAAAGTAGGTTGGTGTACATCAGAACTCTCATAGTCATATCTCAGCTCTATACCTAGCTGTACATCACCTTCTGGTTTAGTCTGAACAAATACTTTATGTATATTCTTTCTAACGCTAATGTCACCAAAGTCAGTAAAAGGAGATTGGTATACATAAGGTATCCTATCACCTCCAAAGGTATTACCTTGTTCTTGAACGCATATCTCCCCTGCTTGATTACCATGTATTATTCTTTCTCTAGTATTCAAGTAAGTATTATCTACAGAGGTAACACCTAGTGCCTCTAGTTCGCTATAAGCCCAAGCAAACTGTCCTGTCCCCGAGTCAAAAGTGTAAGCAGCAATTATCCCTCGTTGCGAGGAATCTATGTTAGATAAATCGGTAAACCATAAACGGTATTGGTTCTTCTCTCGTATGATAGTAGAATTAAACTCAAAGTCCTGTCGGTTCCTTACTCTAGGGTCAATGAGTTTACTCACTTTCCTGCTGACCACCCCTAACTCTATATCATCTAAACGTTGAGTTTTAGCAATGTTCCTCAATCCATCAGGGGCTAAGAATAATAAATCACCTCCTATCTCTTGTATTGTGAAGCCATCAATGCAACCAATGTTTCGAGTTAAGTTAGTCACCACAGGATTCCCTGTCTCTGTGCCTTCTATCTTGTGTATACTATTTTCACAAAAGACATAAAGAGTCTCTCTGTGTACTTTAACGCCTGTTACAATATCACCGACAGAAATAAAACCAGCAGTACTGCCATTGAAATTCTCTTGAGGTATTTCTTTATCATCATCTTCAGGACTGAGTAAATCAGTAGTAGCATGAGAGCTGTAAAAAATAGAGCTTTGGTCATTCAACATACCACCTAGTATTAATTGGTCTTTAAAGATAGTAACGTAACGAGCGCCAATTAAAGCAGTCCCTTCTATTATTTTTTTATATCTATAAAGGGGAGTAGTATCTTCATCTATAATACTAAATACAGCAGGATTATTTTTACCATCTACTAAAAATACATATCTCTTGTTAGCTAGCAGGTGTGTCTCAAACATGTAGCGAGTTGCATCCGTCCTAGGTAACTCATTACCTGATGCCACAGAAGTAGCATTAACATTATCAGATTCCCTATTAACTTGTACCCAGTTAGTATCATCAAGAGTATGATAAACCCCTGTTCCTCTACACGCTAACACTCCCTTGTAGTTAACAACGCCTAAGACCCTTCCTATTTGAGGTAAGGAATCATTAAGGATAGTGTACCCTGAGATACGTCTGTAACCTCCTTGCTTACTACACTCAAAGTTAGTTAAACGGATAGCTTCATTAGGTTTCCCTAGTAACTCCTGTGTATTACTACTTAAGTTAAGACCTCCTCTACAAGGGAGTGTTAGTGTTTTCATCTGAGGACCAGCCATTAGGTAGCCCTCATTCTTTCTTCTTTATTACTAAGAAGTATTCTTTTCATATTAGTTAAAGCATCCCTATATTCCCCTTTAGCCATATTAGCCTGCTCTAGGTTCTCCCTAAACTTCCAAAGGTAGTAAGCACATCTACTAACTAAAACATTTAGGTAAGCTTCAGGAAAAGGAATTTCAGTGTTAGGTTCTGTGAAACGTATGGCACTATTACTTACATTGTATTCTACCCAATAGTCTTTATCAGGAGAGGGAGACATTCCAAACTTACCAGAAGGGTACCTAATGACATAACTAGGAACGCCTGAGTTCTGCTTGTCAAAGTCTTTAGCTCTATAAGTAGACATCCACTCTTCATAAGTAATATATTGTAAAGACCTTGCTATCTTAGGAACACTAGCGATTACTAAGGGGTCTACGCTTTGTAAATCTTTATCTGTAATCAAGAAAGTATCCCACTCTACCTCTACTTTATTACCAATAGTTAAAGGGTTTATTTCATACCATACCTGCCCTTTGTTAACCTTAGTAACCTCAGTGTTAGCAGTGTTAGCTACTTGGTCTTGCAACCAAGGCCATTTTGTACTCTCATTACTAATATCAAAGAAAGACCTATTAACAGCTTCCTTAGCAAACTGTTGTAAACCACGGGAAGTAAGGAATAACTGTTGAGTAAGGGGAACTTCGTTTACTTCCCTTAACGCAAGATTAGTTATTTCTAAAAAGGTGTAAGCCATGTTTTCTCCTGTTATAAAAAAAGGGACCCGAAGTTTCCTTGGGTCCCTTAGGATTACTGTTTAAGTAAAACTATATTATGCGTAGATTACGTAGGCAACCGCTAATGACTCAGGACGTATAATTGCACGACCGTATACATGGAGACCACGAACGATATCAGCAAAAGTAGTCTCAGAACGTAGCTTCTCAACCTTGTCTAAACAACTTACCGTAGCAACTGCTGACATGTGACCAGCGATTATTACGTCACCAGCTACACCATCATCATTACCACCACCAATAGTAGTAGGACCATCTGCAGTATCAGGAGCAGCAGGAGTACTATCTGCGGTATACTTAGGTGAATTATTAGTCTTATACACCTTGAAACCACGTAGCATACCAGACATAGCTAGACCATTCTTTAGGCCACCTTCACCTTGGTTATAATCCGTAGATAACAACTTAGAATCAGTACGCGCCAGTAATTCCATAAACTTAGGAGAAACTACAACATAACGACCTTCTTCTGGGACTTCTGCTTCATCTAGTTTTAAAGCTAGTAAAGACAATAGGTTCAACGGGTCAGTCTCATCGGCACCAAAGCCTAGAGTGATTGCGTTATCAGTATCCTGTGCAGTTGAATGTGTACCACCATTTACGATGTTACCTGCCTGAGCACCAGTAGCCATAAACTGTAGAACTTCTTTATCATAAGAGTTCTTTAGTGCATAGGTAGCTGAACCAGTAGCTAACGATTCCCAGTTTACATGAGAAAGTTTATCTTCAATATCATCTACTTTAAAAGCAAACTTATTGGCTTTGCTGATTTCGATAGTTACTTCATTATCAGCTAAGGCTTCATGGGCAACAGTAGCACCACGAGTGTAAGCACTGACAGTAATAATAGGTTCTAGGATAATTCGTACTGAATCACCGAAAGAAGCTAACTCACCGTAGTAGTCATTGTTAGTAATACCTTCGACAACAGAAGAAGTTCGAAAGAACATAAGTACACGTTGTGAAAAGATTGTAGGGCTAAAAGCACCTGAGGGGCTAGTACCACCATAGTTAGTACTCGCTGAACCTGTAAAAGTTGACATGTTTATTTACCTTAAAATTATTTATTGACCATTAGCAATACGGCCTTCTCTTTGCGCTAACTTAATATGTTCATCCCATTTAGCAAAATCTGTAGGACTCATCTTCCGAATCTCACTCTCTTTCCATATATAGGCAGGGTGGTTGCGGTCAACTTCTCCTTCTAAATCTGCTCTATTACGAGCTCGAACATCAAGGTCATTACCTTCGTTAACTTGAGTATTAGTATTGCTAGCATTTGATTTGTTATTTCCCCAACTCGTTTCGTACTTAAACAAGGACAGCGCTTTAATGGCTAACTGTGGGTTATCAGGATTATTATATATCCAATCTTGAACTGTCTGCTCTTGCTTCTCTGCCCAACCGTGGAAATCATCACTCTGGGTGATTTGTTCGAAATCTGGGTGTGCTTGTTTGATTGCTAAAGTGGAACGTTCTATCTTGGTATCGAGTAAATCACCCTGTACTGTAGCTAACTGTTGGTCGTAATTACTCATTTGTGATTGAACCATAGTAGCTGCAATAGCTTCGATTCGTGAGTATCCCTCAGGGTCTGCCCGTTTCATGACTGCTAGTTCTTCTGCTGTCTTAGGCACTTTGAGTGGAGCTACTTCTTGTTTATTGGCCTTCTCTAACTGTTGTGTTAGCTCGTTAATCTTTCGATTATTATAAGAGTGAAGGTCGCGGTAACGTTTTTCCCAATTATGAACGGGTTGTTTCTCTTGTTCAGCAGTGTCTGAAGCTGGTTGGCCTTTTGCTTCTACGAGTGCTTTATCATGAGCAGCTAATTCTGCAGCCTCTTGTTCGTGTCGAGGGTTGCGGTAAGCGGTCTCACCAAGTAAACTACGTTGTTTGGTTGAAGTCATAAATTATCTCCTGTCTAGGTCTTTGTACATAGGTGTCCGAGGAGCTTTGTATGAAGAGTACTAGGATTGTATATTATATGAGAGGTTACCGAGTGGTTCTCTCTTCTGTTTGAAGTTGAGTGTGTAGACTAAGGAGTGAGTCAAGTACTTCTATAGAGCCTTGAATCTTTCTTATTTCTGCAAACTCGTTGCAACTTATTAGTCGGGTAACGAAGCGTTCTTTCTGAACCGTCAGTACCCCTTCAAAAGCCCCGCGTAACGCAGGGTCCTTGAGTATATCCTTAAGTTGGTAAGCATAGGACTTGGTAGTCATTACTTTTTCTTTTTACCATAAGTACTACCCATAGTACCTTTAGTAGTAGTAATTGTCTTAGTCATAGGCTTCTTAGCTACCGCTTTCTTACCCATAGGCTTTTTGTCCATCTTAGAAGTATTCATATTATTTCTTTCCTTTGGTTGGTTTCTTCACTGGTTTAGCTGTCTTAGCCGCTTGTTTAAACTGTTTATCTGTAGGAGCACCTGGTGCGCCTTTCTTACGCATTGCTTCTTTACTGCCAGCTTCAATACGTTTTTTCTTTGCATGTATGTTTGCGTATAAACCTTTACTCATTACCATTTTTCCTTATCAGACCAATACGCTGCAGACATCTTACCTTTAGATATATTGCTAGCGTGACGTGCTTTAAATGATTTCTGTCTAGCTTTATCCTTATCACTACTAGGGCTACTACCTGCACCACTAACTCCTTGTTGTCCAAAGCGAATTGTCTTTATCTTGTCACCTTCCTTCGCCACAACAACATGGGATTTCGTAGGATGCTTAGGGGTTTTCTTCGGTTTATTGAAACCTTCTACCCCTGCTTTTTCTAACCTTGAATCTTTAGCCATCTTAAACCCCTTCCACGTTTCCTGCACCTGCAGTATTAGCTGTAGCCCCTGATGTACCTGTGGGACCCTCGGCCCCTTCAGTAGGCTGTTGTGCCGTGTTAGCTTGTTTAGATTGAGGAGTAGCACCGCCAGCCATTCCTATGATTTCAGCGTATAGCTTAGCTTCTGACATATCATTAATCACAGCGTCAGGGTCCATATCCATACCCTTGACTAACTCACGTATAATGTAAGGTAACTTAACCATAGGAGCTAATGCAGGATTCTGTAATAGACCTAGTAGTGTCTGTAGTCTTTGTACTTTTACTTCTTGTTTTGTGTAGCTTCGGATACCTGTAGCTATAACATCAAAGTCACCCTCAGGTAAGTTCTCGTAATTAAACTGGTTGTTCCAATAGAATAACATGCGACCCATAGGCTGTAGTAAATCATCATCGAGGTTACGGATTACTGTCTTTATATTTAGACTAGCATTTTCTAGAATCATGTTTAAACCTGAGGAAGTACGACCAACACCAGAAACTCCTGTTTGACCATGAGATACACTGGGTATCCCTGTGGCTTCATCAGCTTGCCTACGGAACTCTTGGAACATCTGTAAGTTCTCATTAGCAGTAGAAGGAAACTTAACTCCATGAACTGCAGCACCGGGTTGGCCTCCTTGTCTACGGAATATCTTTCCAGGATAAATGCTCATGTCTTGTCCAGGAACCAACATAGTTTCATCTACATCGAATATCATATTACCTGCCAAAGCTAGGTTATCAATAGCTAAACGAGCAAAACCGTTCATCATGCTTTGAGAATCTTGCATGGCTTCAGGTACACCAGTACCGTAGATGTTGTAAGGGTCAATCTCGTAGTTAAATAGAAAGTAAGGTAAACGCTGAGGTAAGAAAGGATTAGTAATAATACGTAGTATATCTTCTCCACATACCCAACAGTTAACTTGGATTTGGTCAGTAGTAGCTTCATCCACAGGTAACCCTGCAGTCTCTGCTTCGTCGACACTCATGTAACCCCAGTACTCAAAGACTTCCCAGAGTTTACCTTTGTCCATAATAGCATCTTCTTCTCTGACTACATGTTCAAAACTCTTGTTACTATAATTAGCACCTGCCTCTATACAACGGTCAATAACATCTACTCTAAAGTTCTTTCGAGCCTTTAGGTCTCTCATTTGTTTAGCTGTCATACGATGTCTTTCTATAGCCCATTCTGCATCATCAATGACCATAGCATTAGGGTCTAGGTATACATCCCATATAGAAACAGAACGTACTTTAGGTACCTTACGAGTTTCTGGTGTGTATACACCTTTGACCCATTTGTGCATTGTTTTTGTTTCAGAGAATACGCCTTTCATCATACCAGAACCTAACAGACATGCCTCGAACACAGCTTTTCTTAATTCTGTGTGTGCATTGGATTCTTCTAGTTGGTCTAATATTACTTTGTTCATCTTCTCAGCAGCCCTATCAGCAGGACGGACCTCAGCGTATTGACCTCCAGACCTATCAGGACCCTCATTTACATTTTCGTATAAGGTATCATCTTCTTTCCACGAGAGTTTATCAGAGGTGGCCCCGGGAGCGAGTGTCTTACCATCTCCTTTATACCCTATACCAAAGTCTTCTTGGGACTCAGGCCCACTAGGTTTATTCTTTAGAGAAGGGTCATTACTTGCTACTTCAGGAACGCCTTCAGGTGTAGGAGTAGGTTCAATCATTAGAGGGAAACGAGAGTTCTGCATCAGAGATTCCATAATCTGAGAGAACGCTGCTTTAGTTTTTACAGTGGTAGTTCTTACGTATGTCTTAGATATCTCACTATCTCGATTAAGACCAGAGTCACCGTTTGAACTAGCCATATTTGAATCTTTAGCGCGGTAAGCAAGTAGGTTCTTTATCCATTGGCTTTCGGAAGCAAGGCGTGAAGTCTCAGCAGAACTAAAGTCAGCTTTGATACGAGACAATAGAGGAGCTAATTTTATACGTTCTTCCATTTCAGCATCTAATGCCATCTCATCCATATTCAAAGGAATAGGTTCTACCTCTACTTCTTCTACAGCTTCTTCTTTCTTAGCTGATGGTTTCTTAATTAATGAACTAGGTTTTTGTTTATCAGGCACAATGTCCTCCTTGTTGTAATAGAAAATAAAGTAAGGATGCATTGCACATCAAGGGGAGGGGTCGACTCCTCGCAGGGTGCTGTTCTTATGGATAGCAGGAGGAGCCTATTAAACTATTGAAAATAACTGCGGTACTGGTCAAAGGAACTAGAAGCGGTCTTATGTTGCATAGCTCTCTCTTGTATACTTACGTGAGAGGGTCTAGACATACATAGGTATCTTAAGCAATCTAATAAGTCCCAATGATGAACTCTTCCATGTGATTTAATGCGTTTATCATCTATATCATCTGGTTTCTTTTCGTTTATCTTGGCACTCTGTATTTGTTCAATGAGCCGCTTACATGATGAATGAACGAGTAGCCCTACAGCGCCCGACTCAGGTGTCCGGTACAGTCGTTGGTGTATTTGGTTCCAACCAGCTTCTCTGTTTCTATCTGCAGGACGAGGGCTAATATGTAACTTAGCAAGCTTCTCGCGTACACCGGGTCCTGTGTGTCCTGTGTTATTGAATACAGTATGGTCTATTACTCTATCTATGCCTTGAGGTATGTATCCTTCCTTCTCTTTAATATGAGCACCCCATGCTTCATGATGTAAACCTACTTGCTCATCTTCCATATAAACTATAATTTGATTAGTATGAGGGTCGACTGCTGCCCATAAAGAAGCTGCAGGGTCCCTATAACCATAGTCTAATGCGTTAGATACAGCCCAGTGTTCAGGAGGCATTGTATCTGTAATATGTAAATCAGGAACAAAGGTAAACATTGAGTCTTCACCTACTGTCCAGTCCCCTTCTAGTAGTTGCTTACGTTGAACCTCAGGCATAGCCATAAGCATTCGTCGGTAAGGACTCATAGACTCTCCTTCCTTAGGAGTATCTAGGTGAGGGTTGTCTGCTAAGCTGGCAGGTATGAACTTATAACTTAGTCCATCCTTGTAAAAAGTAGTGTTAGGTTCAGCAGGGTCTATAAAACGTTGCTTAACCCAAGGAGCACCACCTGGGTTAGCAGAGGCTCTTATGTAACAATGGATATTAGGATTAGCACTACGGAGTCTAGAAAGTAAGTAAACAAAACCTGCGTCACTTCGCTGATGTTGTATCTCATCGAAACCAATGTAAGCATAGGGTATACCTTGGTAGTTTTCTAAGTCTTCAGGTCTATCTAGGTACCCAAATTGTATAGTAGCTCCTGATGGGAAGTACCATACGTTCTCACTCTTGTTATACTTTGCACCTGGGAACGCTTTTGCATAGAGTATACGAGAGACACCTATTAATTCTTTAAGCATAGGAGAGGTTCTTCGTATAATTAAGGCTCTATAGTCCTCAAACATACAGTAACGTAGGGCATCTATTAGCATAGCGTAGGATTTACCCCCACCAGCGGCTCCTCCGTAGAGTACTATGTCTTCTCCTGCACTATGAAACTCTTCTTGCTTAGGAGTTGGCTGGTATAGAATCTTTTTGTTCTGTTTAGTGGCAGCTTCTACTGCTTCTGCTATCTTACCTCTCTTTATTTCCTTCTTTTCCCTAGTTTCTAGGACTTCTTTGTTAGTCATACCCCTTTTAGCTGCAATTCTACCTACTTTCTGAAGTACCAACTGCTTTTCTTTCTCTAATCTAGCTAATCTATCTCTAGTATCCTTTAAATCTCTGGCAGCTTCGAACTGTTTCTTTTTCTTTTCGGTGTAAGGAGTTATCCTTTGTTTACCTAGTGCCTTTGCTTTCTCTCTTGTCTTATCTGCGGATACCTGAAGCGACCTTCTCTTGTCTTTTAGTCCTAGTCTAGTCTCTATTCGGTCCCATATGTTACCAAGTTGTCCTTGAGAAGACACAGAGTACCCTAGTGACTCTAGTTTTTCCCTTGCTTCTCGTATGGTGTAGGCTTTCTTATATCTAACTGTTAGCATTATCTGTATGTAGGGAACATAAACCGAAGGCTCAGATATGTAGAATCCCTTGGTATCAGTTACAACGTGACCCAAGGGTGCTTTGACAGAACGTACAGGCTCAAACAAGAGGGTATTTACCAAAGCATCTAGATTATTACTGTTCGTGTATAGTGTAGTAAGTAGTTTCTCATTAGGATACCCTAGTACCTCCTTACCATATTGTTCTAGTATCTCTAAAAAGGTCATTACTCTATATGCTCCTGTAAGGCTCTGTAATCAATTTTAAGAAGTAGGTAGTACATTGGCCCTACTCGGTGTCTTTTATGTCCGTCTCGTCTTGCTCTGTAGGCACAACAGCTTTAGCAGGTAGTATGAATAAACCATTCTCACTTTCTACTTGCACTTCCACTGATGTATGGCGTGTGATTCCTACTCTATCCATTACTTGTTCTGCAGCTTTCATACGTAGCTCTCCTTTTTCTGTATTTGCATTTGCGTCCAATAGTTCTACTACGGTATTAGCAGCTTTCACTGCAGCGAAGGTTAATCTATCTCGTGCTCTCTCTAATACTTCATCCTTAAGTTTATCTTTGTACTTGCGAATACTAGAGTAAGAGATACCCATAGCCTCCGCGATTTGTTGCATGGTTAATCCTTTCTCAACATGAGTTAAGAAGATGTAATCTAGTTCTGATAGGTTAGACATTATATTTCCTGTGTAGTAGTGTAGTTATTAAAAACGTATAGGCAAAAATAAACCGTCAGTACCAGAGGCAAGACGGTTGTTGTCTGTGTATAGTATTAGTCTTTCTTAAGTATCTCTTCTACTCTATCTTTGAGAAGCCTTACCTGTCGTTCCAAGGTTCTGACTGAAACATCCAATTGTTTAGCTACATCAGCATAAAGGTTATGTTGTAGAAGTATTAGGTAAAGCTCTAACTCTTTCTCTTCTAGGTTGTTCAGTACATATTCCTCTAGTTCACTAATGTAATCATAGGAATCCCCTATTAATAAACTCTCTAGTGTTCCTTTGTTTGGGTCGCTAGGGTCATTGAAAGCTGTTACATCTTCTATCTCAGCTATCATAGGGTTCTCAACAGTAGTCAACTTACGTTTCTTATATAGTAAATCAATGAAGACACAACGGGCTGCTGTGTAGATATAAGAACGTGTTAGGTACATAGGATTAGCTCTGACTACCTTCTCTACTGTATCCATAACTAAATCTTCAATGGTGTAGTGGGTACCAAAGTGTCTACGTAGTACATGATTCTGAGAGCCATTGATTAACTTCTCGAAAGCCTTAGTAGCTATCTTGATGATATCCTTAGTCTCTACGGTACTTACTCTCTTATTTAGGGGATGTATAGAAGGGGTCATAGGTAGTCTCCTTTGGGTATTGGATGTGTATAGGTATACGTACTAGTGTATACTATTGTTTACATTTGTCAATACTTAAGTAACCTAAGGTATATACTCTATAGCAGGTATTAGAGACATAGGTGTAACTAATGTTGTAGCAGATTGTTCTTTTAGATTACCTAGAGTAACTTATGTACCTACTCTTAGTTATTAACAAGTAGAGTACTTAAGTAACCCTAGGTACTTACTCTTAGTTAATTACTAGTAGAGTACCTAAGTATTAACTTAAGTACTTACTGATTGTAATTAACGAGGAGAGTACCTGAGTTTTACTTTAGTTTACCTTTGTTTTTCTCTTGTTTACTTATGTTACTAATGTAACGAAGAATAACATGGATTTCGACATCTGACTACCCTATTTGCGACGAATGACATACAAAGGCGACGAAGCGGACTTTTAGAGGGAGATGATAGGGTGCTTGGGTTGGAACTGTTCGAGCATTTGTGTCGCATGTAACTCCATGTACCCCTTAGTGCTCTATGTATAACCCTAGTTATCCCTTGTGGTACCCTAGCATCTACTTTTTATAATTTCAAATAGAGGGGTACCTTGGTTTACATAGGGAGACATGGGAGACATGAGTTTACATAGGGAATCCCTAGTTTACATGTGGTAACCTAAATCTTGTTTTCTACCTGCTACACGCTATAATAATATTTGAACCCCCCAGTGTCCCTTCGTAAATCCACGAAACCCACTGTAAACAATAGTTTCCACCTCCACAGCCCGGGGAATACGTGGCCTCTAGTGATAGTACCTACTAACTACTGTACATCCCTACAGTAATACGTACGTTTACCATACGATTAGGTATACACCTGTATATATGGTTGTAATCACACTTGTATATACACTTGTAACTACTGTATACACTGGGGACACTGTATATCCTTAGTAACCATGTGGTTAATATTGTTACCCATGTAAACAATTGTATAGCCCTAGTAATCATAAGGTTAATATTGTTACCCATGTATACCCTTGTTACTATGGTTATAACTATAGATTCAATTGTTCTAGTCAAATGGTTGACAATTGTTGACATAGGGCGCGGGGCTCCGCCATTCCTTGTCCCTTGTAAACAAATGTATACACCCTATAATTACCACTGTTAACACTGGTATATCACACCGTTATACTAATACCCTCCCCATTCATACAATTGATACTACTGTATTAACTACTGTATAGGCCCTTGTTCCCTACTGTTTTACACTAGCACCTACTTTTAGAGTACTTTTCTACCCTTGTTTACTCCGGTATTGCATAGGTATTCACTATTTTATGCAGGTTATGGTCTACAGGCCGCATTCTATGGTTTAGCTATTTGCATATTATTCACTATTTCTAAAAGTTGTGTCCAATTCTATGGGCCTATACAGCTCACTACAGCGTTTTAACGTTTTCTTGAACACTGGTATACCTATTGATTGCATATACTCGCCACGTTGATTACAGCATTTTTCGACTTTCTGGGATTTCAGCTAATTTCTATAAAATATTAAATATTTCTTTACTTATGTAAACTATTGTGCAACACGTGCGTGCGGTTCTTCTATAGTACACTTGGGTTACCTTTCGTATATCCCTTGTTTACATAGGCTTATTATTAATAGGTGCATTAGTATTATAGGTAACCTATTTATATTTAATTGTGATTAGTACTTGACGGCATACCCTAATTTTAGTACTGTTTTACCAACGGACAAAAACACGATAAATTAACTCTAAACAAGAATCATTCTCAACTAGATAACAATAGGATAACATTACAATGGCTACATCATACGAATTCGCAACTGCTAAAACTACTTTTAACTTCTCAATCGAAGCATCTAAACTAGTAAAAATTAAAGCCGATGATTTTAGTGTGTACGCAATGATATTTTCAGATTACCACTTTATCAGTCTGAAGGATGCTGTTATTGAAGTGCTAAAAGATAACCTGAATTATGAATGTAATTGTCTTTTGTATCCAATGGGTACTCAGGATGAAAAACTAAGATTAAAAGAGAAGAAAGCAGAATCTACTACCCTTAAGGCATTGCTTAAATCAAAAGCGTTTCACCGTATCGCTGACAATGAGATAAAAAACTACGAATAAACCATTGACATCAATGTAATAGGGTGATAATTTGCTGCCCTTACATCGAAAAACAACTTTATAACTACTTTACAACTAACGGAAAACTTAAAAAATGACTAATTCAACTGCTGCAACTTCAACTGCTCCCATTACTTCTATCGCTTGGACAAAGGCCCAATTAACTACGGCCCTTAAGTCCCTCGATTCTAAAACAGATAGTGCCCTTCTTTCTAACCTTGTTTTAAATTCTGCTTATCATGCTTTGATTAAAGGTAATCTTAACATATCAGCAATGGTTAAAATGCTAGACGGTAATAATGCTGCTCTTTCGCTTAACCTAGGTTTACAAAAGTATACCATGAAAGCGGCCCTTCTCGCTGTAATGCCAATGGTCAAGGGTAAAGACGGTACCATGACGTATTGCGCCCAAAAAGCTAAGCTAAAGCTAACTAACCTAAACAAAAAAGTACCTGATAGTAAACTAGCCTTTCAATCTGCTAGCTTTGAAGACTTCGCTAACCTACTAGAATTAAACTATCCATTATTAACGCCAAAAGTTAAAAAACCTGCTGAGTTCAAAGCACATAACTTTAGTGGATTAGTTAAGAAAAATAATGAGCTAACTAAGACGCAAGCCCAAGCTAACTATGCCGCAATACTGCTAGCAGCGGCCAACATGCTTAAAGATATAGAATCACGCGACACAATAGCAGTGACGGTTGAGGGTGATATCGACACTACTAAGGCTACTGCTAATACTATTTAGTTGATACTACACTAACCATTAGTAATAGTGGTTAGAATAGTGTTTATTAAATGCAAGTTAACATGGTTTAACCTGAGTGGCCCACGGGTACGCTTTAATCTAACCTAGTTATCTTGTACAAGGTGTACGGCGCACCTTTATCAAATCGGCCTTTGTTCTTTAACAATTTGAATTATGTTTTAATCTGCTTAGTACTTGCGCCTATGCGATAAGTAAAGTGCAAGCAATCTAATAGTTAAATAGTATTAGTATGGTGGAATCCATAGTTAGCGTATGTAAGCCCCTCAAAGCTTACGTACGCTATTCGTTGATATCATGTCTAGTGTGAAGTTATGTAAAACAGTTAACCGCAAGGGTTAGCTTATTAATAACCTGTAACAATGGCAATTCAATCTAGAATACGGGAACCGACAAAAAGAGACTAAAACATACATGGTAAATTGTAGAAACGTTGTAAAAGACCACTACAGCCCAGAACAAAAGGAATCTAAAGCGTTCTAACCTACCCTTGAATACTAGTATAAGTACATGAACCTGCTATGCATAACACTTGTATACGCTTGTTTACATACGAATTTCAATAATAATTAGAAGAGATACCGTAAACGGTCGGGATATAACCGTTAAACTTGTAAGACTATGCAACAAAGCAAGTGCATTTTAGTTGATACTTCTATCAATGTAACCCAAAGGATAACTAATGTTATTAAGAAATACGTACGAATTACACGATACTACTACATCTAATCTATACAAAGTAGGCGATGTGTTCAAAGTAACAGGGACTACTGCCTCTTCTTTCCTTAATGGCTTAACTTGTACGCTTTTATTGGATGATAATTCATCAATGCCTCATTTTGAGTTTTTAGAGATAGAAGGAGGGGATAAAACATCGTATTACGTAGGATGGGCTGATCTAAGTAGGGTACCTGTGAAGAAACCTAAGAAACACAAGAATAGTAAAGCTATTCGTAGTTTAGAATTAGCTATGACTTGTATTCAAGTGGAAATAGAAAGGCTTAAAGCAGAATGAGATTCGCATTTGAGAAGGTTGATGCAAGTAGGAACCAATACAAAATATATGACTATTGTATGTATAATGTTGAGTTCATAGGAACATTTGCTGAGTGTGTTTTATATATGTCAGACTGGGAGGTCTAGATAATTGTAGTCTATAATAAACTATAGGGTATTCTCGCGAGTACCTTATGTTTTATTAATGTAACCAATGTAACCAATGTAACCAAAGGAAAACTAATGATAATAAATATCTCAGGTGCAAATCATACTAATTCCCATCAAATTGAACAAATACTGGGTATGTGTGGGTTAGCTCAGTTTGGAGAATGGCTAGAAGAGGGTACATATGAAACACTAGACGTACTCCAGTCTACCACAGGCGCATTGGATGCTGAATTGATAGGGATGTTAACCATACTTAGTAGGCACTTTGTAATCACCATTAAACATAGGGATAACTTATGAAAACTAAGTTCGTAGCACCTGCTATTGTATTGATATTCTGTTTTATGTACACCATGGTAGTTACTGCTCGTATCATAGCGGCAGATTACTCCTTGTACCTAAGTGAAAGTAAGTGTGTACAAGAAAACATTGTCCTAGGGATTCCTAGGGCTTCCATAGTAACAAACAACGGTACTTGTGTAGTATCAAAGGAAAACAAATGAGTCACCACACTAAGCCTTTTAAGATGAGTAAAGCATTAAATACACAATCAGGTGGTAAAGGTTTGTATGATAAGGCCGATGCTGCTTATGTAGGTACAGTCAACACCGCTGATTACCTAACTGATAGTTTCATTGAGGATATTAGCAAAGAGCTACATGAGGAGGGAGCGTGGCAGTACTCCAATTAAATGTAGCGACTTCCCTTTACAAGCCCGTGGTTAACCAATGTGTTACTACGGGCTTCTTATGTTAACAATAGGATAACAATGATGAATAAATCAGTAGCAGAATTATGGGTAGTAGCTTTACGTAGTGGAGGGTATACGCAAGGTAAAGGTTGTTTGGAGGGCAGAGAAGGTATGTGTTGCTTAGGTGTCTTGTGTGCTGTGGCTGATAGGAATAATGTTGATGTTAGTATGCAAGAGGGTACAGGGTATATCTCAGGGTCTACCCTAGCGTTACAGCAGCCTACTAAAGCTTGGTCAGGTATTAAAGGCGATATGGGCCAGTACCTAGATGGTAACCTCGCTAACCTAAATGATAATGAGTATTCATTTGAGTTCTTAGCTAACCTGATAGAAAAGAATTGGGAGGACTTATGAAACTCATAGGTAAAGGTACATTCACTAAGTGTTACTTAAATGATGATGGTAAGACAGTTACCTTGTTCTCGTCTGACCCAATCAAAGAATGTATGGCTAACGGTTGGTTCCCTAGGAGTCGATTGTTTCCTAAGATTACATACGACAATAGTAACGAGTGTTACAGGATGGAGTACTACCCAAAGGTAACAAGCCTTAAAACATCCTTAACTACTGCCCACTATACAATCTATAAAGAACTTAAGGAGGTAGCTGATATATGTGCCCCTAGGAATCCCTATGAATGGTACGTTTTCTGGTATGAGAGGTTCGAGACACTCATAACTAATAAGAGAGTTAAGGAAGCATTACTTGAAGCCTTAGATGCTTGTACGAACTATGGGCATGACATAGGTTTCGAGGTAAGCCCAGGAAATGTAGCAGTGAAAAAAGGTAAGTTAGTGTTACTTGATTGTTTCTTTATGAGAGAGCACTTAATTAAGGTATGTGGTGGATAATATGAATAAACCTAAGAAACCTTTGTACATCGAAGCAATACTAGTAGTTATTCTCATTATGTTTCTAATAGAAGTGTATCAAGAGAAAATACAAGGTACTCAATTCTCACAACAACAATAGGAATACTCATGACTAAGAATACTAAGCAGTTAAAAGCATTTGTTATAACAGGTACAACTGAGGAGAAAGGGAGCAAGAAGAGAACACTAGTAGCTCGTGCTATAGATAAGGGCAGATATGGAATAACCCTAGTATGTTTGGGTTTCGTAAGGTGTTTAAAGTAGAGGGATAAGCTAGGAGGGTACATATGTATACATATGTTAACTAGTGAAAGATTACTTAGGTACCTACTTGAAGTAAATATCTAAGAGAAGGTGCCTTAGACTTCCTAAGTAAACATAGGTTATAAAATAGCATGGATTTACGAATCTGTCAAGTACCTAAGTATACTTAAGTTGTATTTAATCTGCTTAGTAGTATACCTAAGGTTACTTGTGTGTAAACATTTCAAGGTATTGCGCTTTTGTAGTGCCAATCAACAGGATAAACAAATGAAATATTCAATAGGCGATATAGTAACGATAACTAACGAAGGGGCTACTTATGTTGGTTATTATCAGAAAGCGGAAGAGTTATTAGCAACCAATTTCGTACCTTCATCTCTCCCTTCTATAGGTGAAGCTTATGTAATCCGTAACAAAAAACCAACAAGCAAGGTGGATAGCCTCGATAAATTTTATTACCTTGTAGAAGGATGTGATGGGAAACAGTACGTAACAGGGGCTTGTTACTTCGAAAACTATTTACCTGCTGAACCTAAGTTCCCTATGTTACCCTTATGTAAACGACCACAGCTACGGCTACGAGAGATAACCCTAGAAATAGAGAAGTTAAACAATGAGGCTAAACTAATAGCAGCATTACTATAATCTCTATTAAATGTGACGACTTCTGGAATACTGGCGTTACTAAAGGGTAACGCTAGTTAACTCAGGAATTATTATGGAATCAACTCACAAAACATGCACAGGTACTAAAGGGTGCAACACAAGTAAACTCATGTCGGCTTTTAGTAATAATAATAGTAGGAAGGACGGTAAGAGTAGCCTATGTAAGCAATGTGTACGACTAGATAGGTTCTTAAATCGTAGTACACGACTGGAGAACGATAAGAAGTATAGAGATAAGCCTGAGGTACGTTTTAAGACCTACAAAGCATCAGCAGCTTCTAGGGGATTCCTATGGACACTTAACTTCCGACAGTTCATGACGTTCTGGAAGAAACCTTGTAGTCACTGTGGTGTAGACATAGAAACCATAGGACTCGATAGGGTAGATAGTAAAGTTCCTTACCAGATGGATAACCTAGAGCCTTGTTGTTCTACTTGTAATAGATTAAAGAGTGATTGGAGTACCGCTGATTGGTATGAGCACATGGATACCATAATTCAGTTTAGAGGTGAGCATGTTAAACTAGGTAACTGGGGTGACATATGAACAGAGATGAAGTGATACGTAAGATTAATGAAGCTGACTTAGTAATATCAAGAGATGATATGATGCGTACATTCCCTAGGTACACATTATATAAATATACTAAACAGTTGGAGCTTAAGGTAGCAGAACTAGAATCTAAGGTAGATAGGATATCCCACTTAGAAAGATACTACGCTGCTGATTTCGATGATAGCACTAATGTATATCGCGCTTCCGATGTAGAATATATATTAAAAGATAAGTAAGTAAACAGTTAAACCAAAGGATAACAAAGATGAAAATGTCACACTTAGATTCAACCCCCGCAGAAACATCAGGCTTCACTTCATCAGGATTTGGTTTCGAGATGAACGCCAAGATGTATAGTATCTTCCTTGATAAGATGTACAAGGATAAAGCAGGCGCAGTGATTAGAGAATTATCTGCTAACGCATGGGACTCCCACGTAGACGCAGGTAACACTCTAACACCTTTTGAAATACAGCTACCCACTTGGTTAGATAAAACGTTTAGTATCCGTGACTATGGTACAGGGATTCCTCATGATAGCTTTGAGCATGTCTATACCAACATAGGTAACAGTACTAAAGAACACTCCAATGATTTCATAGGTAGTTATGGTCTTGGTTCTAAGTCACCTTTCTCTTTAACAGATACCTTCATAGTAGATAATATACACGATGGTATCAAGAGTGTCTGGGTATGCTTCAAGAGTGCAGGGTTTCCCCAAGTAACAAAGGTATCCTCGGAGCCTACTGATGAACACACAGGTGTTAAGGTTTCTTTCTCTCTCGAGAAGTGTATGGAGAGAGACTTTAGACAATCCGTTGTACGTCAGTTGAGATTCTACACTCTAAAGCCTATTGTCACAGGGGCTGACTTACCTATTGTGTTCCCAGAGATGCCCAACTTAGAAAATGGGTATGCTTACGACGGAGAAATAAGAGAGAACCTATTGGTCATGGGTAATGTTAACTATCCTATAGACTTAGATAGCTTAGGTGCATACGACAAAGGAGGTAAATACTTAGATGCCTTAGGTGCATACGACAAAGGAGGTAAATACTTAGATATCTTCCGTACTAACATAATACTTAAAGCAGAGTTAGGTGATGTAGATATTCCACCTTCTCGTGAATCATTGGAATACACAGAAAAGACTAAAGAGTGGGTATATGCTAAAATAGATAGAATCATAGAGGAACACAAAGCTAATTTTATATTATCCTTAAGTGAGTGTACTACAGTAGTAGAAGCAAGTATCTTAACGAGTAAAAGTAACTCTAGGTTACTAGATTTTACACAGGATAGGGTTTTTGAAATAGGAGGATTTCCTATTAAGTGGACTGCTCTAGTAGCTGGTAGGGTTTCTTTCCTTCCTTTACATAGTAAGAAGTATTTTACACCTAGTAGAGCAAACAAGTTTCCTGAGCACAACCAAGAGTTTATACAGGTAGAACACTTACAGCAGACTCTAATACTTATTAACGATTACACTAATAATCAAGTGCCTTTCTTTAAAGAACACATAGAGGATACTATCCTTCCTTACTTTAGGAACTCAATCCCTTACAGTAAAATGATAATACTAAAGGCTCAGACTACTTACGATAAGCTAACCTTGGAAGAGGACACAGTATTACTTAAAGACAGGTTACTTAAAGAATACAATGTAAAGGCTGTTACGTTCACGGAAGTACTAGGTATCCCTCCTATTAAACTTAAGACCACTAAGCAGTATAGTAACTCCGAGCCTAATCAAGTGTTCACTATTAATAACTATGATGCTTTTGAGACACGACAGAAAGAACAGTTTACTGAGTATAAAGAGAAAGACCTCCCTACCGAAGGTTATTACATAGAGTTATCTAACTGGAGTTCTCTTCCAAATCAGTTATCTATAGCTTGGATAGCTAACCTTGTTTCCCTTACAAACACTACGATATACGCTGTTCGCAGTAAAACAGTAAAGAAACTACCCTCTACCTTAAAACCTCTAGTCAAAGGTCTTACTACTTTCAACAAAGCCATAAAGAAACACCTACAGAACTCTCGTGACTATGATGCAATGGGTACTCAGGTGGTAAGGCGTATTCCTCTCTATGCTTTCACTCTCTTAGCCGAAGGAGACAAACATACAAAACCTTTACTTTCATACATTAAGAAGTACTCAGAGATGTATGTACTTACTTCTTGTAACAATAATATACTAAGGGCTATATTAAGGAAACAGGAGCCAACGTGGGAAGAAGCACCATTAGTAATACCTACTAAGGTAGTTGCTTCCTTATCCCATTACAATATAAACTACAGGAAACTAATTGACACTCTAACTTATAATGTTGTTACACTAAGAGATATCAATAGCAACATCGCAACCATCCGCAAACTATCTAACTTCATCAAATAAAGGAAAACAAAATGTTTATATTCACAGGTAATACAATAAACTTTCATTACAACGGTAAGTTCCACACAGCACAGAAAGACCATCCTAAGTTCCATCAGATAAAAGCAGCAGCTATGGAGAAAGACTATGGTCTTGCGGAGTCATTAATAGACAATGAGAAAACAATCCTTAACTTAGTCATAGGTACCGACCTAAGTTTCATCAACAGTGTTCTATACTATAAAGGAGACGTAGTACATGGGGTACTAGGGGAGAGAATCCTGGATATGGTGGATGGAGGGTATGATGCTAGTCCTCTAATACTATTCATGGAGAACTTACTTAACAACCCTAGTAAACGTGCGGTAGATGAGTTGTATGGTTTCATGGAGGTCTCAGGACTCCCTATAACAGTTGATGGTCACTTCCTAGCATACAAGTCAGTACGTAATGACTTCACTGATAAACACTCAGGTACCTTTGATAATAGTGTAGGCTCTACTTGTGAGATGATAAGAAACAAAGTAGATGAAAACAAAGATAGAACCTGTGCACAAGGGTTACATTTTGCTGCCCATGAGTACGCTAAGGGTTTCGGTGGTGGTGATGATATCATGGTAGTACTCAAGATTAACCCTCGTGATGTTGTTGCTATACCTAGTGATTACAATAACCAGAAAGGGAGATGTTGTAAGTATACAGTGGTTTCTCAGGTAGCTAGGGAAGACGGTAGCTTAACAGGTAAGTCCTTTGTTGGTAGCAAGAGTACATATGTCCCTCCTGTTAGTAACTATGCAGACTCAGCTATATGGGGTGATTTGTTTGACACGTTTAACTCTGACAAGAAAACTGACTTCCCTATAGATAGAGACATGGAATATGAGTTACGCAGAGAGTCCACAGGTAAGGTATATTCTAGATTTGTGTTCTCTCACTATGATGAAAAGAATGATAACCTTATTTTTAAATCACTAAAGACTGACCCCAAGTATTGCACTGTTAAAGACTTAGAAGATTGGACTATAGAGTATACAGGTCGCTTAGTAGGACAGTAAATAAGTAAGCAAAAATACGACACTTAGGGTTCCTTAAGTGTCTCTTTAGTAACCCAAGGATAACAAATATGAAAACAATAATACACGTTAACCAACACATCATTAAGGCTAATAGAAAGAACAACACAGAAGAACCTGTATTAACTTGTAAGACTTACAAAGAAAACAACTATACCAACACAGCGGTTGTCTTAGGTTCCAACGGTGAAGAGATAGGTAGGTTTGTTTATCGCCCTAACAAGCCGTTATCCTGTGGGGCTCATGTATGGTTTGAAACAGATAATAAGGTTGTTGTATTATGAGTAACTACCCTGATGATATAAATATGTATAATGACGACCCACGTAGTCCTTTGTATGACCACGGCCTTATATGTGATGAATGTGAACAAGAGATGGAACAAGACATTGATTGCGATGATGATGGTTTCTACATAGCATCTCTTACTTGTGTCAATAGTGAGTGTAGTGTTAACAACGAGGAAGATGATGATGATGAAAAGTGATTACTTTGTAGACGAAGGTTCAGTAGCAGGAGAGTGGTATGTGTTTGACAACGATTCTTGCTCTTGTGTCGCTGGACCTTATGATGAAGAACGTGCAATAGAGGAACTGTTACGACTACAGCAACTAGAGAAACAATAGAATGCTTGAAGAAGACACAGGATATGAACATAACGAAAACGAAGACCCCTATGGTAGTATTAACTAAACTTAAACAACAGGAAGAAAACAAATGAATACAACAGTAAAACGTCCAGCAAAACTATTAGGTGTAGGTACTAACGCGAAGACAGTCAAGGGGGATAATCTAGGTGAGTACCTAACAGCTATCATGTACCTATCACCTCACAAGGACAACACATCAGGTATGAACCTATGTCCCAAGGCCTCCAAGGGTTGTGTATCTGCTTGCTTATATACAGCGGGACGCGGTGCTTTCTCTAATGTTCAGAGAGCACGTAGGGCCAAGTCTGATTACTTCATAGAAGACAGAGCCAGCTTCCTTACCCAACTAGATTTAGAGTTACGTATGTTCTCCTTCTTAGCTAAGAGAGAAGGAAAGAAACCAGCGGTACGGCTTAATGGTACATCTGATGTAGACTGGGGTTCTTTATTAAACCTTAGTTCTTACCCCGAGATAGAGTTCTATGATTATACTAAAGTGGAGTATCGTATGGGTAAGTACAGAGATACACCTAACTTACACTTGACCTTTAGTAAAGATGAGAACTCTAAGGAAAGTCAACTAGAGTACCTGCTGTCTAACAAGATGAATGTAGCAGCGGTTTTCTCTGGTAAGACCCTGCCTGATACTTACTTAGGTTACCCTGTAATAAATGGTGACCTTACGGACCTTAGGTTCCTAGATGAACGTGGGGTTATCGTAGGTCTTCTAGCTAAAGGCCAAGGTAAGAAAGATACCAGCGGCTTTGTTATACACCAACAGAAGGTAGCTTAATGAGTATAACTATGAGTTACAACCCACAAGACAAAACGTTTACACAGGGTTTTAGAGACGACCCTGATTGGTCTATTGCAGAAGAATACCATCAAGATAGCCTATGGTATGTATTATATGAACATATGTCCTATGGTGGTAAATCGTACGAAGCCTGTAAATACCAAACCATGTCAGCCGCCTTAGAAGCAACTAAAGATTTAACATAGGAATACTATACACTCAAATATGGCGACTCTCAGTTATTACTCCTTGACTTCACAACAAAGTAGGGTATACTTCTTCTCCTAGGGTACACCCTTAGTAACAATAGTAAATCAAATTAAACCTAACATTAATCACAAGAGGCAACACCCACATGGCATTATTACGCAAAGTATCAGTTTTATTCTCAAACGTTAGTAACATCGACACCTTCTCTAATAAGTTTCAGCTAGTAGTTTCCTTAACAGAAGACCAAGCAGCCGATGCAGAGCAAGAAGGTATCAAAGTTAAGACTAAAGAGTACGATGGTAAAACACAGTACCAAGCTACATTCAAGACCAAGTTTCCAGTACGTATCGTGGATGCTTCTGGCAAGAAAGATGTCCCTTTAAATGGGTCTGAGATTGGTAGAGGTTCTCTTGTTAATCTCTCGTTCAAGATGCGTGACTTTGTTACGCCTAGTAAAGAGACAGGTGTTTCTCAGGACTTAACAGGTGTACAAATCTTAGCTATGGAATCAGTCAATGCTTCCGAGTTCGAAGCGGAAGAAGGCTTTGAAGATGCTTCTGGTGACTTCTAAGTAACCCAATTAAATAAGTAGTAGCACCCAAAGGGAGTCTTAGGTAACTAAGGTTCCCTTTCTTACATCTAAAGGAAAACTAATGCAAACTAAATACAAAACTGAATTATGTGACTTCTTCAACGCCCCCTTAAACACAGGTGATTTAGTACTAGGTGCCATAGGTTCCAATAAATACCACCAAACTAAATTCAAAATAGCTGTCGTAGTAGGTAGGACTGCTAAAATGGTAAAGATAGTACAACTAATAGCACAACAGACTGACGTTAGCACTCTTACTCCTGATGTTGTATGCGACATGGTATTCTCTCGTTTCGTAGGTAAAGGAAGGATAGGCGCTCGTTTCTTTAGTGACGAACTTGTTAAATTTAAACACCAATTGATTAATCAACAGGATATTGATAGAATACTTTTAGAAGCTGAGGAAGAAAATAAAAAACACCCTCAGTTATCATCTAACCCTTTTTCTTTTTAGGAGATACCAATGAAACTAGCAATAATAATAGGCAACTTCCAACCTTTACACAATGGTCATGTTACCCTTATAAACAAAGCAGTAGAAGATAATGATAGAGTCTTGATTCTAATAGCAGGTATCAACAAGTTACCTAATTACGTTAGACCTTTTAGTTTTCAAGATAGAAAGGTTCTTATGGAGAAAGTAATCCAGAGTAATAAGTTAGATATCCGAGGGTTACCTGACTCCCCTACTAAAGAAGAGTGGGTATCTAATGTTATAGCCCATCAATGTAGTATCGAAGAAGACCCTACCCATGTAACTCTATACACGAGTGAGAAAGAGAGAGACTTTTACTCTGAGGCACTATTGTATACCGTGGAAACAGTAGATGAACTACCTATAAACTCAGTTGACATAAGAAACTTGTTTTACGCTGCATCCTCTGATTTAAAAATACTTTCTTCGCTAGTACCCAAGGATACATTATCTTTCCTAGGTGACATAGAAGTAGGGGAGTTGTGGAGATTATCACAAGAGAAAACAAAGTGTGAAGAGTTATCCTTAAGTAAGAGACAAGAACATTCACATAACAATTCCATAGAACCTGTAGCACACGCTATTATAGTTCAGAACCAGAAAGTATTAACAGTAATACGTAAGTCTGTTAGAGGGTATGGACAAAGAGCATTAGTAGGAGGTTACATAGATTACAAAGAAGAATCTATGGGCGCTGCCATGCGAGAAGCACTAGAAGAAACAGGGGTAGACTTGATAGACTTAAGTAAACAAGGAAAATGCAAGTGCCTTGTTAGGTCCATAGAAGAAAACCTTAGTGATATAGGCTCCCGCACACTTGGTATTAATTACCTGTTCATTATCAAAGAAGACTTAGAGTTAAAAATAGTACCTTGTCCTAAAGAAACACTAGGTTATGAGTGGGTAGTCTTAGACGATATACTTAGGGAGAAAGAGCTATTGTTCTTTAATCATAACTTAGTAGTACAGAGGGTGTACAGTATGTTAAGCTCTAATGCGACAACAAAAAAGTAAGTAAGGATTAAACATGAGTGGTACTATAATTGAGTACGGCTTACCATGTACAGCGAAGGAGGGGTCATGTGGCTCCTCTAACGCTATGGTACGCTACGAGGATAACGGCATGTTCTGCCATAAGTGTCAAGGTCATAACAACTCTGAGAAAGGAGGTGACTACGTAC